TCTTTTTGTTCTGCAGCTAGTTTTTCTTCATCGGACGTGTGTAAACCATCTATAACACCACCTACGCTTTTAACTAGGTCAGCTGCGCCACCTGTAAATAATTTATCTAACATGTTTTATTTTTTTAATATCCACCACCACCTCCACCGCTTCCGCCTCCGCTACTACCTCCTGATCCTGTTGATGGTGTTGATGTTGTGTTTACTTGTATTGTTGTTTGTTGTGTGTTTGTACTTGGAACATTTGTAACTGGTGGCGTATATGGTACATTTATCATTGTAGCAACTAGAATCTGATCATGACTACTTCCTGGCATATATCCAGTTTGATTATTAAAAACATGAGTATGAAAACCTAATATACCATAATTAGCTTCAGCATAAGCAACAGCTTCTTGCTGAGTTGAAAAAAGAGGTATACCGTCTAATATAGTTAATATTGGCATTTATTTTCTTTTTGCAAATTTTTCTAAACCACTTATACCAAAACAGCCTATTACTACAAACACAAACGAATCGTATATAAATTCATTAATTACTAAGTCTTTTCCAAAATAACCTGTAATTACATCTACTAACATAATCACACACATTATTGCAAAAGCTAAAAAACCTATAATAGATTTTTCGTTCCAATCATTATTATCTTTAAACACTTCCATGATCATTTTTATAATTGGCTTCTTTTTCCCAAGGAAAACCTTCTGAACCAGCTTCTTTCCACTTACCATCAACCTTAATCATATCCTTACCGTTTCTAGTTTCTCTTAAAAAAACTTCACCGTTATACGTAACACTATTGTCATCGTACGCTAACTTACCAAGTTTCATATCAGTTGCATGTCTCATCTCGTGATTTATAACTTGTTTTTCTTCTGGGCTACCAGGTATTAATTTATCACTAATAAATATAGTTCCGTCCATATTAGCTTCGCCAAGTATTCCTTCTGCTAACGGTTTTCTTATTACAGGATTACCAGGTATAGAAGTTTCGCCTCCAGATTTTCTACCAAAACCTAGTTTAGTTTTTATAATACCACTTGACATATATGGTTTTTTACCTTTAC